GTCTTGCGGAACAGTTCAGACAGCCCGAATAGCGACTTGTGGTGCGTCGGCAAGCCCACTTCGCGGGGGAGAACCATCTGCTCCACCCTGCGCTGCGGAGTGACGAACACACCGGGGAACGACCGTTCGAACAGCGGCGCTAGACGGTGGTCGCAGTCCAGAATGATCCGCTTGCACGCCTTGGCCGCGTCCATGATGACCGACGCCGCCATGACCTCATCGCCCAGCCCCTGCTCCGTCGTGATAATCACCACGGCATCCGGCTCGCCCTGCCATTCCGTCGTCCGTCCACCGTTGGCCGATGGGTACTCCCGTTCCTTGCGCCACTTTGTTCTCAGCGTCTTGCGGTAGCCGCGGAACCCGGCTTCCCAATCGCCAAAGGCCAGCCGGCAATACGCCTGCGTCACCTCTGCGTTAGTCGTCGCCTCGCGGGCTAACGGGGTCGGACTGGCCTTAGCCATCTCCAGCGCCCGCTTGCTGTAGGCGTCGGCTTCCTTCCAGTTCCCCGCATTGCAGTGGGCGTATGCCGCATCCGCCAGCGTGTAATCGTTGACCGCGCACATCAGTGCTTTGTCAGCGTACTTAATCGACTCGTCGTACTGGCTCATTTCGCCGTAGATCGTGGCGAGCAGCTTCCATCCCCTTGGATCGCGCGGGCAGATCGCTGCTATCCGCTTCGCAATCTGGATACCCTGCGCATAGCGCCCCGCCTCGCGGAGAACAATGCCAACACCGTACAGACACCCCGCATGATCCGGCGCCACCAGCATGACGTCGTTGTAAATCTGCATTGCAGCATCGGGATTCTCTCCAACCCCATTCGGCGGGTCGCCATCGGCCAACATCGCGGCCCGCTTAACCAATTCCTCAATGCTCGCCGCGCCGTGCTTCGCCAACACCCCGTCTTTATCTAACATCGTGGTGTTTGCTCGTTGTCTTGAACGCCGGATAATTCGTATTGATCTCGCGCACCACGTCGCCCACTTGGGCCGGATTCATGATGTTGATGCCCTTCTTGAACAGCGCGCCCTGCAAAATGGCCGGGATGATGGCGTAGACCGACACGTTGTTCTTGCGCCAGTTGTCGTCAGGCAACCCAGAGTTCGCCAACGCTTTGCAGTGATCCAGGATCGGCTCCACGTCCTGGTACGTGTGGATGTGAATCTTGCCGTCAGAGGTTTCTTCGTACTGTTCCCGCAAGCCTGTAAGCGGGTCGTAGCTAAAGAATTCGCCGCGCACTACAGCCCCAGCGAAGTCTGTAGCGTGGAAATGTTCGACACCAGATGCGCCCGCGCTACCGCAATCTTGTTCTGCTGCTTCGGGGTCAGGACCGCATTCTTTGAAATGTCGTCCACAATCTGGTCCACTAGATTCGTGACCAGAGCGGCAACCTTGTTTGTGGCTCCAACGGCAGCCGTGGTCGCCGTCGCTACCTTCTGGTATCTCGTATTGAGTGCCATGGTTCCCTCGAAAAGACGGGGGCCGAAGCCCCCGCCGTTAGGCTACTTACTCCTTGAAGCCTTGCAGCTTCGCGGAGCTGTTCGGGTTACGCGCGATCAGCGTGTATTCCCCGACGATCAGCTTCTTGGTGCCGTCCGAGTCCTTCGCCATGTCCTTCACCTTCGGCGCGCGGAGTTGGCCCATCGCCCACATGTCCATCTGCATCACCAGCGTCGTGGTGCGGTTCAGGTAGCGGGACATCACTACCTTAAACGTACCGAACGAGGTAACGATCAGGTTCGCGGAACCCTGAATCGACAGCTTGTCAGCGCGGCCAATGTCAGCCGTGCGAGTCGCCAGCGACGTGAGGGCGTCGATGTACTTCTTCTGCGAGGCCGACGCGATGATCGTGTCCGGTTCGCCACCGTCCGTCCACGCCAGTTCCGCAGCCGCCGTGATGTCCGACAGCGTGACCGTCGAGGTAGACGTGGTGCCATCAACCTGTCCGATAACCGCCGCCGCCGCATACGAAGCCGTCGAACCCGTGGTGTTGCCGCCCGTGCCGCCCGTGGACGGATAGACCGTGTTACCCGGAATCGTCGCAGCCGTACCCCAAATCCACGCGCACGCACCGCCCGAAGCCGCCGCCGTGTTGGTCGCACCAGCGGACGAGCCTTGACGCCCAAGCAGGTCAAACTCCACGTCCCGCTTGTACTCCTTCATGGCCTTCATGACCGCGCGGCCCATGCTGTTCGCGCCGACGACTTCAACGCCTTCGGTCAGCGTGTCCGACAGCAGGATCGACTTGAACGCGATCTGCGTGTAGTTCGACACACGGGTCGCCGTCGCCAGCGTGCCGTAGCCAATCGTGTCGCCCTGAATCTGCTTGTTGTTGGCCGGAGCCGCAAGCGTGTCGAAAATCCACTGGTGCTGCGTGTTCTTAACGTTGACCTTGTCGATGGTGTTCTGGAAGAACGTATCCATCGGGAACAAGTCCCAAATCACGCCATCGAGAGATTCCTTGAGGGCTGCACTGTCAAAGGTGTCGGTAGTTCCCGCCACTTGAGTCATGATTGATCCTTTACGGCATCACGCCGTTATTTTCTGAACGTACGGTCTAGCAGCCCTTGCAGGATTTGCTCCTGCGCCCGGTGCTGCCCCTTTTGGCCCGCCTGACGAATCGCTGTGCGCGCCTTCGCGAAGTTGGCCTTGCCTTGGTCTGACGGAGCGGCAGCACCCGGCTTGATAACGGGCGGTGCGGCTCTAAGTTGCTTCGACTTGTCGGCCTTGAGTTGGCCCAGCCTTTGATACCGGCTGGCGTCCAGCACAATCTTCATTGCCAGAGCGTTGTCCAGATAGCGCCCAATCTGCCCCATGTCCGCGCCAAGGTTTTGCAGATAGCGGGCAATCTCCGCTTTGTCCGCATTCATCTTGGCCGGGTCTTTCCATTGTGGAATGACCTCGGGCAAACGTGCCGCCTCCTGCTCCAACTGGGTAGCCATCAACTGTGAGCGATATTGCTGCACAGCGGACGCCTTCTGCTGGAACTGTCCCGCGACACTTTGGAACTGGTTACGGAGAATGTTGCGCTCCGCTTCCCGCTGCTGGTACTCCAGAATGTCGCCCGATTGGGCGAGCCGCAGCATCTCCTGGTCGGAGTACCGCTCATCCTGTAGCCGCATCTGCAATGCCGACACTTGCGCCATTTCCTGCGCCAGCATCGGTTGTACTTGCTCAAGCTCCTGCAACCGTTGAAGGCCCTGCTGGTACGCTTTCTGCGTCTCAGACAGCGCCATCGTCTTCTGCGTGTAGTCGAAGCCCTTCCGCGCGTTCTCGATTACCTCATCACGGGACAGTTTGACCGTCTGGCCGTTATGGACAATCTCGAATGCAGCGCCGGCGTCAGATGGCTTAGGGTCGGCCTCGTCCAAATCATCGGGGCCTAACTCGTCGTCCTGTTCTGCTTGCGCTTCCTGCTCTTCTGGTGCCGGCTCCGGCTCGCTTTCGCGCTGTTCCCCAAATGAGTTTTCGAGGATGCTCTCCAACGTGCCTTCGTCCAGCGATTCTGCTGCCGTTGCCGGCTGGGCCGAATCAGTCATCGGTACAACTCCACTAGGGACACGGGGGACGAATGCCCCCGTGTTTGCTACGTCATCACGACGTTGCGGTTAACCCGAACGTGTCGGGGATTCTGTATTGAGCACACTCCAAAAGTGCCAGACCGCCCCAACTCCTGCTTGACGGTGGGACTCTCATTTTTGCGTGGTGCAACACCAGCAGGAACATGCGCGGGTCGCGGCCTATATCGTCAAATAACTCAAGCGTTCGCCTCTTCAACGCCCACGCCTCGTGCCGCCTACAAACGTCAGCGTCGTATGCCGACACTTCAGCCATCACGCCGCGCTCCTAATCTTGTCCTTCACCCGCTCTGCAAATGTCCTATCTCGTTCGATCTGCTCCGACGCCATCTTGCCGCCGTCCATGACGTTGGTCATGTACTTGTGCAGCGATTCCAACGCAATGGCGATGTGGTTCAACCGGTCCCGCACCTCTGGCGTCGTCTCCGCTTGCGCCAGCTTCGACCATGTGCGCTCGCGGATGACCGCGTAGGCTTCCTGGTACACAGGATTCCCAAGCACCTGCTTGGCAAGACTCCCGCGCCGTTGTTCCTCTTCTGGACTCACAACACCCCCAGCAGAATTAGCGTCTCTATGTCGTCGTCCTCTTGCGCCTCACGGGCCACAATCTCAGCCCGCACCCGCTCCAGCGCCATCTCTGCCGCGCGCCGCTGGTGCCACGCTATCGCAGCCTTGGCCGCAATCGCGTATTGCTCCGACACCCTCGCGTTAGCCGCGTCTACCTGCGCCTGTAGCTGCTGGGCGAATAGCCCATTATCCGGCGCACGTACCGTCGCGCGTGGAGCCTCTACGGGCTTCTCCCGCACCACCGCCTTGCGGGCCTGCCGCTTGGCCTTCTTCGCCGCCAGTTCCCGCAGTTGCAGCAGAATCTCTGCCGCCTGCTCGGGACTGCTTACCCGATGGTCTACGCCGTCAATTACAACGTAGTGGTATTCCTCGCGCCGTCTGCGGCCACCGCCGCCTACCGCCTGACCTAATACAGGCGGCTCTACAGGAGGTTCGCCGCCCTCTCCAAACATTCCCAGCAGCGACAGCAGCGCCGGGGTCATTAGGTGTACGCCGTGCTGACCTTGACCTGTGCCGCAGCTACAGCGGTCGTGTCTGTGTCCGCTGCGCCGCCGACAATCGCGATGGCGATGCCGGTGCCGAACCGATTACCCTGCGTCCCGAACGTCACGTTGGCATGGCTGGTCGCCGGGACCGCAATAACCCAGATCGGCACCGCACTAGCCAACGTCGGCGCCGTCGTCTGGTTGTAGAACTTGACGTAGGCCGGGGACGCCCCGTTGTTCCACGCCATCACGCTCCACACCGTGCCCGCAGACGCCTTGATAAACGCCGTGTTGGTACTCGCGCCGCTGTTGATGTTGCTGGCGGTCGGCGTAACACCGGATACCGTCGTGGAAGTCATCGTGACGGCCTGCGCGCCCGTCGTCTGGATCGCAGGCACCGGCTCCGACACATACGCCGACGGGCTGAACGTGTACGCAGCCGTACCGCTGCCGTGCGCCGTGGCCCGCACGCGGAACCACTGGTAGTCCGAGACGTTGACTTGCCACATATACCCCGGCGTGGCAGCAAGTACGCCGCTGGTCAATTCGACCGTGTTCGCATTCGACCGGACAACCTGGACCGCGTACCAATTTCCGTCGCTGCCCGTCGTGCTGTTATTCGAGCATTCAAACGTGACGTTGTGCCCAACCAGCGACGTTGCCACCATCGAAATGGACAGATTCGAGAACCGCTGAATCTGCACAAATACAGTCTGTGCGTTGGCTGTGATACTGCCCGTCGTTACCGCTACGTCTGCCGGTGCGGCGCTAACCTTCAGGCGCCCGAACTGGTTGACCTGTAGCGCGGAGTAGTCACCATCCGCAGCCAGCGGCGCCTCTGCATCCGCGCGCACCGCCAGGACCATAATCCCTTGGTCGCCCGATGCGTGGGCCGCGTCCTCTGCGTGCAGCGCAAGCGCCAGCCCACCATCCACCACCGGCAGCGGATTGGCAGACGACACATCACCATCGTCTACCCCATCCGCGCCAATCGTCAACTTCGTGCGCGGGTACTTGACGCCGCCAATGTCGTCAGCCGCCAGCGTGTCGCCGCCAGTGCCGGTGTTCAGGGTGAGATTGTCAGCCATTACTGCACACCGACCACGCGCCCGCCCTCATCTCGGACCACCTGCTTAGGCTGCGCCATCTTCTCCAGCATAGCGGCCATACTCTCCAGCATAGGGCCAAGCGCCTTCGTCACCTTGTCCTCGCTGTCCACATCAACCCCGGACGCCTTGGCAATCGTGCGCTGCGTCTCGCCTTCGTGCGCCATCCGCTTGTCGTCCTGCATGGCGGATTGCTGCAACTTGGCCGTCTCCAGCCACACCTTGAATTCGAATTCCTTCTCCAGTTTCAGCATTTCCAACTGCATCTTCTGGCGGTCAAGCTCGGCCTGCCGCTGGTCGTTCGCAGCCTGTACCTGTAGCTGCATCGCCATTTCCTCGCGCTTGAGCGCCGAATCACGCTCAGCCTGCGATTGCGATGCTGCCTGCTCGGCTTGGAAGCGTTGAATCTCGGCCTGTTGCTCGGCCTGGAACTTCTGCGCATCCGCCTGTTGCTCGGCTTGGAGTTTCTGCTGCTCGCCCTGCATCTTCATCTGCGCAACTTGAATCTCGGGCGGTGGCGGCTGCTGCGGCTCCTTGGGCTTGCCCGTCTGCGGGTCCACCTCGGGCTGCTTCAGGAACCGATCCGGGGCCTTGTAGCCCGACAACTTGAACGCCTCTGCCGCGAAGTTGTATGCCTGCTCGACCCCGACCAGCCCCATCATCTGGCCCTGTTGCAACACCGGCGTCAGGCCCATCAGTTTCCCAAGTTGCTGCTCAGGCGTTCCCGTGCCCAGCCCAATGCTGATAGACAAATCAGTACGCCGCGACCACTCGCGCGGGTTGACCGCTACCCACTTGCCCTTGAGCCGTACTTTCTCTTCGCGGCTCGAATGCTTGAGCGTGAGCGCATGGATGATGCGGAACACGTCTCTAGCGCCCGTCTCGGCAATGGTGCGGGCGATCATTTCAAGCCTAAGCTGGGACTGGCTCAACTGCATCTCCATCCCGCCCTTGGTCCGATTGGTCAGCGCGTCGTTATCAATACCCGCGCTGTTGCGCGTGTAGCCAGTCCGGTTCTCGCGGACGCTATCGAGGTATTCGAGACCCTGCAGCGCCCCCGATGACGTGTCCGGCGCCACCAGCGGCATGATCGCGCCATTTGGATCGCCTTGGACACGAACCACGCCACCGGGGCGGCTAACCAGGAAGTCATCGAGGTTGACCAGATCATTGTTGATCGCCCATCGGCCATTGTTCTGGAGCGTGCGGTTGTCCAGGAACGAGCGCATGAGCGCCGTTTTGATCTTGGCTAGGTCTTCGACCAAGTCATACACGGACAGGCCAAGGTGCTGATGCGGGACCAAGACGCCGGCAAAGCACGCGAGCGGCACAATGTCGCACTCATCGTCTGACAGTAGGGTCTGGCCCACGCTACAGACTCGGCGCAACTCCGCTACACCATCCCCGTCGCGGTCAATGCGGATGTACGATTCCTTGAACAGCACGATGCGCCGCGAGTTGTCGCCTGTGTCGTCGTCCCACACGTCGCCGGCCTCGTTGAACCGCTGGCGGGACAACTCTTCCATCGTCTCGCCGGTATCGTCGTCCGACACGTAGTCGTCGATCTTGTACCCGGCTTGGCGTAGTTCGCTGATGCTCTTGTGCGTGCGGTGCTGGACGAAGTCCACATCCTGCAAGGACGGGCTGCGGGCGCGGTTAGTCACGCGCACCTCGTCAGGGGGCACCGGATCAATCCGCACGTATTCCGTGGGCTTGGTCCGACGCACCTTCACGTCGTGCAACATGGGCACAGGCGGGGGCTGCTGAGCGCCCGGCTGTTGCCCCTGCATCATCGCCATCGCGGGCTGTTGCGGCTGCTGCATCTGCGCCGCCATCTGCCCAACCGGATCGGGGTACTCGTTGTGCTGGATGACTTCAACACCGTCTTGCAGCAGCAGGCCTAGTTCCTCGTCGCCCAGCCCCGTGTACGTCTCGGTGATGGCGTCGGTCCTGACCTCCCACTGGCACTTGACGTAGCCCGTGCG